CCACGAGCTGTCGATTGTGATTCACGGCCTGAACTTGTTACCACGGTGCGAGGTCTCCGATTTGACGACTGATTGTCGTTGCCGCTATTATAACGGTGCGGCAGGTATTTTGTCAATCTATTATCTAATTCTTCCCAGTAATCGGCAGTCTTCGGATCCCATCCGTCGGCCACGAGTGCCTCGTCTACCTTGGTGGCGACTTGGGAGTCCATGTCCTTGCCATTTGGGTCGTACCAATCGTTCCGAGCCATCCAGTCCGAGGCGTGACGCTTGAGGAGAGGGTCCGGAGCTTGGGGTACGGAATTGCGGTTGGGTTCTGAGGCCACGGCACGCTTCTTAAGCGATTCGAGAGCCTCCACTTGGCGGCGGGCTTCGTACCACGCCTCCTGCGCCTCGACGACGGAAGTGCCATCGGCCATCTCGGTGGCCTCTTTCACCTTCATCTTTGCGTACTGAAGTCGCAAATTACCGTCTTCGATCGCCTTGTCCAGTCGAGCGAGGTCCGAACCGGCCGTGCGCTTTTCCAGAACCGCAAGGCGTTCAGCCATGTGGTCATTCTGACGTTTCAGCGAGGTGATCAGATGGTTCGACTCACTCGCCTTGGCCTTCTGAAGCTTCTTCTTGAGCTGTCGCTCCTCGCGACGGGCCAATCGAATAGCTTCGCGCTCGGGATCAGCATGAGGTATATTATCGGCGGGATTATCATCATCGTCGCCGTCATCCGAATCTACTCGGCCACCAGTCCGAAGACCGTCGCCGCTATTTTCGGGGGTATTCGGTGCCTCGCCATCGGGCAAAGACACCACTGCGGACCCATCGGGTTCTTCCGCAAGTTGCAAATCGAGTTTATCGTTCGAGGTCATAGGAATGCCTTTACTTTCAAGGGGTCACCAGTAACTTTCGCAATTACTTCGTGATCATTAAACACACTAAAAAGTGCGGTCTCGCCTATCGTTGGGTCCCCGTAAGGTACTTCCCAGCGATCGCCGCCCCACTTTGGCATGCGAACATAGTCGCCGACATCGATCCAGTTGCCCTCGGGCCACGATTCGAGTGTATCGCGTTTCTTGAAAGCCAGTGGACCCACCGCTATGACTTTCGCCACTTGGTTATTCCACTTCTCCGTTTCCTTCGTCTCCTCGACGAGTACAATTCCTGACGATGTTACGGTCTTCTTGGCGGCTCTCCACTGCACAAGAATTCGTCCACCTACAGGCAAAGCACCGGGGTCTACTGCGGGAAATGCTTCCTGCAACGCGGCTTCATGCGAAGCCACCGGTTGAGTATCACTCATTGTCATCTTCCTCTTTTAAAAGGTCATTTAAAATTACCAGAGCTTCTTCAAGCCCTTGGTGCTGGCCAACTAAGCGTTGGTAGGCCTCAAAGGTGACGGCATTGCCGTTCACCAATGACTGCGCGATCGCCGATTTGCGGACCTCAATAGCACCAATGAGGTCACTGACGTATCGCATTATTTCTTTTTAGCTTGCGCTAGTGCCCCACCACCACGCTTGGGCGCACTGGGCGTCTTCGCGGGTTCTTTTGCACCAAGCGAGGAGCCGTCGAGCTTCGCGCCCATGGCTATCCGCTTGTGGTAAGGTACATCTTGGCCCATTTGGGCAGAGTCGTTGGTAGCCATATTACACTCCTAAAGTTCGTTGTGCGCTCTCTTGCGCGGCCAATGCAGTTTGCTCCTGCTCGCTCTTCAGAACTGCCGCGTCTTGCGTCAATTCTGCAGTCTTGATCCGTTCTTCGGTCAAGTTGTCCGATGCGTTCAGCGCGATCTTGATCTGCTGTTCGCGGTTTTTGCTCAGTGCGTCGTTCTTCAGACGCTCTGCTTGTAACTGTAACTCGGCCGCGTCGCGCTCTGCACGTCGCTTGGTCTCCGCCATTGATGTCTGGAGGATCACCTGATCCGAGCCGTCCATCTGTGGCTTCGGCTTGAGCTTCTGCACAGTCTCCAAGATCTGTTGCATCGCGGGCATGACCTTCGCAAACGCCTCTTTCGCGTCCATCTGTGTGTGCTGGGACGCCAACGCGTACAGCTTGTCGATCTCGCCGGTGATTCCCGCAATGTCGTAATCTTTCACGGGACGTCCAAGCGATTCCTCGACATAGCCGTTCATATGGCCGAGATACCAGAGCATCAAGTGTTGCTTGAAATGCTCGAGGAATGCGGGCAAGAATGCTGGTGCGATGATCGGGTTGGACCCCAGCATAGGGTTCAGAGCGAAATCGAGGTGGCTCTGAATATGCGCCAACTGGTTCTGGTGCGGGTATGCAAACGCGGCACGCCCAATCGACATCGCCGCATTTTCTTCGGCGGCATTGATTTCCATCGGTTCGGCCGTCGCGGGCATCAGCTCCTGCACGTTTGGTATCTTCATCTGCTTCAACGCACGCTGGATGACGGCACGACGATCGAAAAGATCGGGGTACTTGTCCATGTAGGCCATCACCGCTTGGGTCTGGGCCATCCGCTGAGTCTCGGAGAATATGTGCGGATCGCTCACCGGTATTACGTCGGTGTTCCGATTGAAGTCTTCGCGGCGGATGTCCAGCTCTTGGACCACATCGCCCATTCGCATTTCGTCCAGATACCAGCGATTGATTCGCTGAAGTACCCTCAAAACCCGCGATTGAGAATCGTGAAGTCGTGCGTGAATTGCTGAGAATACTTTCGAACCCTGCTCGATCAACGCTTGAGTCGTTCCGACTGGCGTGTTGGCATTCATCTCGGCGATCTTCTCCTCGGAAGTGGTCACCACACCTTTCGCCGCGTCCGTCAGGAACCCGACGAGCTTAAACAACACCTCACTCGGTGGATTGAAAGGCATTGGCATCGCGATCTTGCGAATGTCGTCAACGCCCGGTGCACCTTCGATCTCGGTGATTTGCGTCACCTCGACATTCTGCGACTGCCCCGAAATCTTCGCGCCCTTGATCTTGAGCATCGTGGCGGCATTGTTAATGTGCGCAGTGTCCAGCAATGCACGCAGACCGCCAGTGATAGCGGCCGAAAGCCCACCGATAAGTTGCGGCAGTCCGATTGCGTATGCACCGCGCCACGGGATGAACTTGAACTCAACCATCCAGTCGAGCTTCGCCATCGCTTCGTCGCCCTGCTCCCAGTTTCGGTACATACCGACGACTTCCGTATTGTTCTCGTCGATCATCAAAATATAGGGAGCCAGCTCACCTTTCGAATGCGAATCGTCCTCTTCGGCGATGTACGCGTAGATGTGGTACACGCGACGCAGTCCATCGGTGTCGTCACTCCACTGCTTACCCTCGATCTTGTTATTCGCCTTCTCGGGAGAGGATGGCTCCGGCTCCATCACGGCGCGAGTAAATGTCACATCGCGATACAGACCCGACGCCATCCGCGACTCGAATTCCTGCTGGGTGATGTCCTGCACCTCGGTCACACGTTGCGCAGTGTAGAAATTCGCGGCGGAGAAAGGCAGTAGGATGTTGTCGATCGATACGAACTCCGCGCAAGGACGTTTTTTGCGGTCGTCGTACCAGAGCTTCAAGAACTGCGAGCCACCCAGTGGCAACTGCGTAAGCATCTGCTCCTGCTCATCGCGGAACTCCTCGATCTGCTCAGTCAACTGCCAGTTCATGAAGTCGCGTTTGCGCTCGGCCCGCTTCGTTTCCTCTTCAGTGACTTTGCCCAAAATGTGCGTACGCACCGGGCCATCCGGTGGGAACAGCTCTTTAATGGCACGCGATTCGAAATCGATACAGGCTTCGGCCATCACAGGGTGCACGACTTTGCTAGCACCTTGGAACTGCGCACCACCGGGAGCGTCGTGCCCGAGTCCTGTGCGCTTGAGTCCCTCTTCGTACTGCTTGTCCCGCTCTTTGCGTGCCTCTTTGTCCTTCTCGATCAGGTCGAGGTAGTGCATCGCGAGCTTGTCCAGCTTCCACGAATCGATCTCGTCGGCCATGTTCGCGTAGAAGTCTTGATCCTCACCCGGACCCTTGAATTCGTCCATCCGCACGATAGCCGAACCGTCCGGTTGTTCTTCCACTTCCGCAAACGGGTCCTCCATGTCGAGGTCGAACACCATGCCCGCCGTGTCCTCAGGACCTTCGGGTGCTTCCATTTGCGGTTGTGGGAATTCAGTTGCCATTATCAGCCTTTAATATGTGCGATTTTAACACAGCTTAGTCCTCGAAACCATATTCGCTGATGTCGCGTGCAATCCGAATCAGATCGTTGTACATAGCAGGGTTTTCACGCTTGATCTCCCGCAGTGGTCCACGCATAGTCATTGGCGGTTTATCAAATCCGGTGTTAATTAGGTTGCTCAAAACGTATGTCGGTGCCTTAGACTCGCCATCAAAATAATCTACAAGGTACTCTTCGGGATTGCGCATAGGGTGCAACATATACAGCACATCGTCCTCATCGTACCCCAGCTTTTCGAGCTTTTTGATCGTGTCGTCCTCGTCGAGACCCTTCTTAGCGAAATGTGCAATCAGCCCCTGAAGCGTTTGCGGAAAAACAGGTGCGGCTTTCGGTGCCACGGACTCTACCGCCTTAGCCACATTTCCGATTGAACCCAGACCACCTAATTCGGGCAACACGCCGCGCATAGCCTGACCCGCCGCCGTTTGCAGGACTTCGCGCCGCGTCATTGGCGTTTCGCTCAGCGATTTGAGCGTAGACTTTGCCGCGCCCTTGCCGGGGTCGATAGTCACGGATTTCTCAGTGATGGTCGGTGCGCCCTTCAACTCGGACTGCATCTTCTCCAGTGCCTTCGTATCGAGCTTGGCCAGTGGGAAATCCGACGCCTTACTAAGACCCATAAACCCACGGCGTGCGAGGTCCGGCTTGTCGGCTACCTTGGTGCCTTTTTGTGCCATCTCCGCCATCATCTGGTCCAGCGTCTTTTTCACGCCGCCGCCCTTGTTGTAGGGCTGTGGGTCGGGAATGAATCGTCCACCGTCCTGCATGTCGGGAATGGTGAAATCGATCGCGCCACCATTGGCGAATTTCTTCTTCTTCGGTGCGGCACTCATGTACTGCTGAGCCGACATCGGTGCCTCTTCGAAATCGCGGCGTCGCGTGGCAGTCATCGGGCTGAACGGATCGCGTGACTGCTTCAGCATTTCAGCGATCAGCAACTCGCGAATGCGAGGATCGGGGTACTGCATTTCGAAGTCCATCTGCGCACGACGATTTGACTCTACTGGATCGATGGTCGGTGGTGCTGGCATAGTGCGCGGCCCACGGCGTCGCGCCAGCTCCTCATCATGACCTTCGTTCGTGCCTGTTGCACCCAGCGCGGCATACACTGGCACCGTATTGCGTAGACCAGCCAAAAGGGTTAAAATGTCGGCCGGTTGTAATCCGGCTTTGAACTCGTCAACAAAGTCCATGTAGTTATTGGGCATAAGGGTTCCCTCGGTTGGGTCTGTATTCGTCGTCCACGTAGTCGTTGTCCGGTGGTATCGGATCGATTTGCAGGAACGACATGTCTTTCAGCAGTCGCAGTGCTTGGGACAGCGTGTCGGTCAGGTCGTCCCGGTCTGCCTCGGGGAATGAGCAAACTTGGGAGACCAGCGGTTCTGCCCAGTCGCGCGGTTGGCCCGGGTGGACGAGCGACTCGGGAATGTAGACGCGGCCGTGTGCAATGATGTTGGCCACCAGATGCAAACGCTGTACTTTGTCAGCGCGGCCCGGGTTGTAGGCGCGGCACGGAACACCGGCACGCTGTAAGTCCTGCAAAATGCTAATGCCCGACGCCTTGTCCTCAACGAGTACGAGGTCCACCTTTTTGCCGGGGTCGCCGTAGATCGAGCCGTACTCGTCAATGATCTTGGGCCTGAGGTCCGGGTACGCGAGGAAGTCCTCCCAGCAGTCGATGAGCATAGCGCAAAGCCCGCTGTCCTCATTCGGCCGAAAGATGCCCCACACACTACACGCGGTTGGATCGTTTTGCGTCTTCTCGGTGTACGCGCAGTCGTAGGACTGGAGCACGTAGAGGAAATCGGGCAGTGGCTTGCTCGCGTCCCACAGCTTGAACCACTCGCGCTTGACGATGCCGTAGTCTTCGGGGTCGATGACCTCCGCGTACAGCTCCTGCCGCCCAATGCGTGTGCCCTCGTACTGCGACACGATTTCGTCACGAAACGTGGGTGCGAGGTTATTGAAATTCTCGTGCGTTGTGCCTGTGGTGACGATGACGCGGTCCTCGCTGATTAGACGGCGTACGATCGGGATGGGCTTTGGCGTAGTGGTGATGCAAACGCGGGGCTTTTGCCCCAGTCGCAGGCCGAACATCAAGTTGGACCACATGTCCTCCGCATTGCGGAATTTCGCCAGTTCGTCCACCCAAGCCAAATCGTGCTGTGGTCCCCGCAGTGTCTCGGGGTCGTTGTCCGAGTAGATCGTGGCGATCGCGCCATTGGGCCACTCCAGTCGCCGCTTAGATGGGACGAATACCGGCTTGCATTTCGGGTGCGAGATGGCCAAAATGCCCGATTCGCCTTCAACCATCACATCGCGTGCGTCGCCCGCGTCTTCGGCAATGAGTGCAATGCGGCCAGCCAGTCCGTTTTCAGCGTGGTAGCGCACGAATTCGGCACCACAGCGTGTTTTGCCCCAGCCACGCCCAGCGAGGATCATCCAAATGGTCCAGTCGTCGCCCGGTGGGATCGTCTGGTTGTGCCTCGCCCATGTGGGCCAGTCATAGAACAGTTCGAGTGCTTCGCGGTCCGACAACTCGTCCACGAACTCGTGCCAGTTCGCCGAATCGACGACAGTCGACTTTTTACTCCGCCTTTGAGCGCGAGTTAAGACGTTGGGCAAGGCGATCACGGAGACCTTCGATGTTGATGTTCGAGTCAAGCTGGCCCGACACGTTCATATTGACGTCTTTCGAGCGGAATTTCGCGTCGTACCCCATGAGGGTGAACTGAAGCAGTGAGTCACTGAACTTTTTCACGGTCTCGCCCGTTTTGACGCCCTGATGCGTGAGCGGCTCGTCGTGTCCCACGACAGAACGGCGATACGCCTCGGCACGCATCGTATCGACCATTTCTTCCTGAATGCTATCCATGATACCGTCGAACAGCTTGTGATCATGACGCCAGCCGATCAGCGTTTGCCGGTGAATGCCCGCCGTGTTGTATGCATGGCGCAGTGAGAAACGCGATTCGGGTGGACCATCACGGAATTCGGCGATGATGACCAGCATTTTGTACGCTTTGGTCTCTTCCAGCAAAGCCAACTCGTCGGTCGCCGTAACGCTTGGGTCGTTGCACGTGGGCGAGTGTGACATGAGACACGAGGGACTGGGCGGGTGCCGCACACGGTCACGGACGATAGCGTCCAGCAGTGTTTGCACAGAGATCCCAGCACGACGCTCGTATTCGGCGATCGTTTCGGGTCCAATGTCTTTCAACAGTTTGCGTTCGTCAGGTAAGGCCATGGAGCGAATTAAAACACAGAGGCCGCAAAGCACACAATACCCGGCTTTGTCTGCCAAATCGTTATAACGAATCGCCTGAGCATAACACGGAGTTATAACGCTTTCGTGCGCACACACGAGAAGCCCTAAGAGAAGCCCTAAGTGGTGGTGGAGGAATATTCGACGTCTGGAGACCCCCGTTTGTTCCACAATGATGGAACGGTGATGGAACGCACCACTGCCTCACAAGCCCCGTCCGACGCGGGTTTCGAGACACACAGCCCGTGTACCATTGTTCCATCTAATACCCCCCGCCTCGAACCATGCTGTTGACAGGGCAGTACCCCCGCGTGCGCATGTAACAATGGAACACCGGGTCTTTTTTCGAATGGGAGGAGCGTTCCATTGTGCGTTCCATCTTGCTGGAACGGTGGAACGTGTCTTTTCTTGTTCCACCAGCGTCGGGAGGTCCGACACGAGTACAGCGCATTGCACGCCGTGGACGAATTAAACCACGAATTCGCGCAGTGCTACAAGTACGTCCTCGGTGCTACAGGCTTTTTTGTCGAGTCGCACGCTGTACGAACGCCACTCGGCTTGAGTCCAGTCGCTGGTCGCCAGCTCCGCCGCGTTGAACACGAAGACTTCGTTCCCGATTTGGACCACGAGCCACGTGTTGCCGCCGTACGTTTGGTGCCGGATTGCCCAGTAGCGTTGGCCGTTGGTCCAGTGCGCAAGCTTCACGGTGGTGGTGGCTTTCGCGGGGAAGGCGTCAAGGCATTTCAGTTCGATCCAGCCGGTGAGCGGGCGGTCGTCGGTGCAGGGCGAGGCCCGGACGCTGATGTACAGGTCCGGGGTGTCTTTTTTCACCCGGTTCTCGACACGCTCCAGCAGTGCCCAGTGGCCGATTTTGCGGACCAGCCAGTCGTAGAGCTTCTGCTCAGGCAGTCGCACAGTCGCTCCGATACCTCTCCGAGGCCTTCCTTGGGGTCTTCCTTGCGCTGGAGGGTATAGTACCGGTATGGTAATAGCTTAGCATATCTCAAGCGTCTTCCGTGGGCTTCGGTGGATCATCGTCCAGTGGGTCCCGGTTGATTTCGTGGATCGCCCACAGAAGCGTGCCCACCCCGAGAGCGAGGAAGGCAAGCAGGATGAGGGTGGCGTCGGACATGCCACCGATTGTACCTCACAGAGCCTTTGCACGCAAGGCATTGGCCAGCCGCATTGCGGCCACGCCCGGGTTGGGGGCGTTGGTGAAGATCGCAGGATCGACGCCGTATTTCGCGCACAGTTCGAGCCGCGCTTCGCGGGTTTTGTGCACGGCGAGGAGCTGGGCCACAAGGTCCGGGGTCCGGGCGGGCTTCGGAGGGGTCGCCGGGGCCTTCCTTGGGGTCTCGGGGACGCTTGCCACCCGGGGTTGGGCCTTAGATACCGGGGCGGGTCTCGGTGCCACGGGAAGCCTTCCGGTGGCCTTGCCGCCGACGATTACAACGCCCGACTCGGTGGTGTATTTCGTGCCGTTGGCACGGGCGTACTCGCCTTTTGCCCACCATGGCACGTAGTCGGGGTCTGCCACGGGACGGGGAGAGTGCTCGGTCAGGGGTGCGAAGTCGATCATTGGTTCACCGCCTCTCCGATTTCTTCGGCGGCCGAATCGAGGTCGTCGATCGCGGACTCGAGCGAATCGTTGGCCGACTCGAACGCTTGGGCGATCTCTTCGATGCGCTGGCCGTTGTCGGACGCTTGGAGGCCTTCGGGCATGTTGTCGAAGCAGTCTTGCTCCTCGGTCGCGAGGTCTTTCAGGTTGTCCATCGCGAAGCGCAGGGCTTCGATCGCGGTACGGACGGCGAGCAGTTCGGCTTCTACTTTGGCGCGGCGTTGCTTGTTCATGGTGATGTCCTCTATCTGTTGGTTGAAAAGGTTCTATTATAACACAGGTGCCATACCTTTGTCAATCCCCCCCATCTTCCGTTGGGAGAACCGGAGCCAGCATTTCGCACACAGCCACCGGCCGGGACGGGTTTGGACCCCGCCTTCGGCCAGCCGCTGGGCTTGGCATTTCGCGCAGAACTGCATCACGCCATGCGCTCCAGATCGAGGGGCAAGCCGTCGAGCTTGGCCTCGTCCATGAGCCGGGTGCGGATCTTTGCCAGCTGGATGCGCACGTCGCGCTGGCGAGCCGGGGTGAGATCGGCCAAGTCCGCCGTTTTGCCGTAGAAGGCGGAGTCGATCCAGTCCACCGCGATCAGGTGGGCGATGGTCTTCGGGGTCATCTTTGCGTATTGCATGTTCATCCTCTCAAGTTGTCGTCGATCCAGCGGTCCAAGGCGCGGAAAGCCAGCCAGCGATCGACGTGCTGGCCTTCTTTCACCGGATCGAACCACGCATCCACCTTGCCGCCGTCGATTTCGGCGCGGAAGGCGATGCGCTGACCGTCCAGTAGCATTTCACCCGTGAGGGTGGCCGAGTGCAAGCGCACCCGGACTTCCTTTTTAGAATCCTGCATTGAGTGCCTCCTTGAGTGCTTTGCGGATCATGTTGCCGAGGTTCATGCGTTGCATGCCGGGGTTCAGGTGAGCGAAGCGGTCGCGCAGACCAGCTTGGGAGATGCCGGTGGAGCTTGCCGCTGTCGAGTAGACCGCGTCGAGGGTCAGCTTGCGCAGAGCCAGTGCCACGTCGTCGCCTTTGTCGATCGAGCGCTTCTTGGAGCCGTCGGCCAACTCGGTGGTGTACGCGGTGTACTGGGGCAAGTAGAGCGGATCGACTTTGCCGTTCTTGCGCTCGTTGATGTCCATCTTGACGCGGGCGGACGCTTTGGCCTTTTCGATCACGAGTTCGGCGGTCACGGGCGTGGCCTTGGTGATCTCGGTGTGGCCGGTCAGCTCGCCGTTGCGGACCTTGAGGGTCGCGGTTTGGCCGATGGCGCGGATCGTGGTCCAGCCGCCGTTTACGGCGACGATTTCGACTTGGGTCTTAGTAGTTGTGCGTGTTGCGATTTTCATGGTGTGTCCTCTATAAGATTATGGGGTTGTTGATCTCCGGATCTTTTTATCGATCCAGAAACTGAATTATAACACGGGGGCAATAGGTTTGTCAAGTACCCCCCTCAAATGACCCTACTGCGAATAGGGTCATTCGGCCTTTCCCGAGGGATCGAGTAGGGTGTCGACGTACTCTTGCACCCCATCGGTCCACTCAGCGCGAGACCAGTAGACCACGTAGCCTTTGCCCATGTTGTCCACAATCGCGCCCTCTTTGGGTAGTCCTTCCATGTCGGACCCCTCGTCCACGACACAGGCGACGCAGTCCTGCCCGTACATAAAGCGGCCCGAGTAGGCGAAAGGGACCAGCTCTCGGTTGACGATCGCGTCGACGAGGTCCATGGTGGTGTTCAGTATCATCATGCGTAGGCTCCTTTTTTCTTCAGTACCATTTGGCGGTCGCGGATGGCGTCGATTTCGCACCACAGCTTCCGGGCGTATTCGGGGTCAGTCGTCTCGCCCACGGCGAGCATTGCGTCGTAGCAGTCGCGCAGAGCGCGGTCGCACATATGGGCGTCGTACTCGGCGAACTTGCGACGGAAAACCGCCGCGAGGTCAGTGTAGGAGATCGTACGGTTCATTATTTCACCTCCGCACTGCCGGACATGTGGCCGTCCATGATGTCGAATAGCACAGCCTTTGCGCGGTTTAGCATTTGGCGGGCGGCTTCAACGTGGCCCATGGCCATAAGCTCTTGGGCGTCGGACATTAAGCCCGCGACGACCATGTTGCCGCCGGTGTAGCGGTAGGTGATCGACTCGCGAATGGAAGTCTTGAACGCTTCGATGTCGCAACCGTACATGGATTGCTCGACGCTGGTAGTGGTAGTCTGCATTGTGTTGTCCTCTATGTGTTGTTGAAAAGGTTATATTATAACACAGGTGGGACAATGCTGTCAAGTACCTCCGCCAAGACGCCTGTTCCACCATTGACGAAATGGAGCTTCGGAGCCTTTCGGTATTTGTCCTGCACGGCGTGCGAGATGAACTTGGTCATCAACACTGTGTGTGCTCGGACGAGCTTGGGCCGGTGCACAGCGTCTTC